CCGACCGCTTCATCGTGACGGGCTCCACCTACGCGGTGGCCGGCGCGCCGTGCGTCAGCGCGCGCTGCTCCGCCGCCGGTTCCCTCATTCTCGGCTTCCTGAACCCGACGGCCGGCGGTATCACCCCCGGCGCCTCCGTGATCGACCTGATCATGGTTCGTCAGGGCAAAGTGACCTGATGTTCCTCCTTCCCACTCCGACGCCGCTCGAAGCGACGGCGATCAACATGCTCTCCAAGTCTCCGGACTGGGCGCATGTGGTCGAGTACTTCGAGCGCGCGCAGCGGGAAGGTGACGCGAAACTCCGGGCATGCAGCCCGGACCACCTCGGCAAATTGCAGGGTTCCTCGCTCACGTTGCTCGACATCGTGGCGCTCCCTGACGTGAGCCGGGAAGTTCTTAAACAACGCACTTAGGATAGGCCATGCTGCCAAAACAAGTGAAGTCTCAAATCGCCGAAGCCAACGCGCATTTCGAACCGACGCCTCCCGGCGACGTGCCTGCTCCGCAGCCGTCAGTCGATCCGGCACCTCCCGCCCCGCCAGTGGTGGCAGCCCCGGTTGAAACGGTCCCGAAGAAAGACTATGACCTCGTGCAGCAGCAATTGCGCTCGCTGCAGGGGATCCATAAGTCGATCGACACCGATCGCGCCGCACTTCGTGCTCAAGTCGCTACCCTGTCCGAAACAGTTCGCACGTTGACGGAACAGGTCGAGCAGTACAGGACCGTCGCCCAGCAGCCCAAGCTGATCACCGATGCCGAGATCACGGAGTACACCCCGGAACTCCTCGACATCATCAGCCGCAAAGCGCAGGAAATCGTCGGCCCCCAACTCGCCGCCCTGAATACGACCATCACACAACTGTCCACACGGAATGCGCAACTCGAGCAGGCGCTGACCAGCGTCGCCGGTGACACGGCCAAGGTGTCCGCCAAGACCTTCTTGGAGGAGATCTCGGACCTGATGCCGACGTTCGCCACGGTCAACGACGATCCGAGATTCATGGACTGGCTGCAGCTACCCAACCCGCTTACCGGGCGGCCGTACGCCGCCGACTTCTACGCCGCACGGGACGAGAAAAACGCCCCGCGTATCGTGGAGTTCTTCCGCACTTTTGAAGCGTTGACCCAGCCCCCCACCCCGCCTGCCGCGCCCAAGGCCCCCACCGCGCCTCCTCTGGAGGCACTGGTGACCCCGGCGCAGGGTGGGACGCAGCCTGCGACCCCCGCGCCTAGCGCGCGGATCTGGACGCAGGCCGATATCGCTGCGTTCTACAAGGACAAGGCGAACGGACGCTGGACCAGCAATCCACAGGCGGCAATGGCGCTCGAAGCGGATCTTTTCAAGGCACAGGGCGAAGGTCGAGTGACCGCGTAGCCTATCCTCAAGGAGCCACATCATGCCGTATCCGTTAGCATCCAACATGCCCAATATGTCGGGGACTTTCATCCCGACCCTTTGGGCAGGCAAGCTGGTCGAGAAGCTGTACGACGCCTGCGTCGTGCCGCAGATCGCCAACACCGACTACCAAGGTGAGATCAGCGACATGGGCGACAAGGTGATCATCCGCACGATCCCGACCGTCACCATCCGCGACTACTCCGCTGGTCAGGCGCTGCAGGTTGAGCGTCCCGACTCCCCGACCGTCACGCTGAACATCGATCAGGGCCGCTACTTCAACCTGATCCTCGACGACGTGATGGACATCCAGTCAGACATCAACCTGATGGATACGTGGTCGGCGGATGCAGCCCAGCAGATGAAGATCACCATCGACCGCTACGTTCTCGCGAACACCGTGGTCGACGCGACGATCCCGACCCAGAACAAAGGCACGGCCGCCGGCCGCATCTCTGGCAACATCAACCTCGGGCAGACTTCGGCTCCCGTGCAGATCACCAAGACCAACATCATCGACAAGATTCTCGATCTCGGTCAGGTGCTCGACGAACAGAACGTCCCCGAGCAGGGCCGTTTCCTTGTGGCACCTCCGGCGATGATCAAGCTTCTCAAGGCCTCGGACCTGAAGGATGCGTCGCTTACCGGCGACGGCAATTCGGTGCTCCGCAACGGCCGTATCGGGATGGTCGACCGCTTCACGATCTACTCGTCCAACCTGATGCCCCGCCCGACCGACGGTTCTTTCAACCCCACCTACGCCATCGCTGGCGTGAAGATGGGCCTCACGTTCGCCATGCAGGTGACCAAGGTCGAAAGCCTTCGCGCTGAATCGACCTTCGGCAACCTGATGCGTGGTCTGAACGTGTTCGGCCTTAAGGTGGTCAAGGGCGAAGCACTGGCCCCCCTGTACTGCTACTTCTAAGGAGCCAATAACATGGCAAACGGTATTCTCTACAACGGCGGCGTTGCCCTGTCTGTCACCGATGCGAACAACCTCACCAAGGGGTTCAACGCGGCGGCGTACTCGGGCGACAACATTCAGATCATCGAGCGCACGGTCGACGCAGCCAACCTGCCCACGGGCGTCACCAAGGCTGTCGCGGATACGTTCGACCTGTTCCCGATCATGCCGATGTCGCTGGTTCTTCACGTCGGTCTGGAAGTGATCTCTGCGGACACCACCAATCCGACGGCGACCATCGCGCTGGCGGATTCGGTGCCCAACGCGTGGGTTGCTGCGACGGCGATGTCGGCCGCCAACGTGACTACTGGTCTGTTCTCTGGTGCCATCACCCCGAAGTTTTACAAGGGGCTGGACCGGATCCGGGCCACGATCGCCACGGCAGCGCTCACCAACGCGGTCTTCCGCGCGTGGGCGGTGGTTGTGCCTATCGCTCGCAGCGATCAGGGTAAGGCGCTCAACCTCGTCTGATACACCTGCAGTACCCTCCCCTTCGGGGGAGGGCCTTTCCAACCCATAGGAAACGTCCATGGCTCTCGATCCGAATACGAAGTACCTCCGTCAAAACACCACCGGTGCAATCTACGGCTACGAGCCGGAGTTCGCCAAACGTCCCGACATGGTGCCTTTCATCCCCGGACAGGATACGTCCGATGTTGAAGTCATCACAATCGATACGCGCAAGCCTGCCCCCGGTGCACTGGAGGCGGTGTCGTCGACCCCGGACGGGTTCAAGGGTGGTGCGTTGATGGGGGCTATCCTTGGTGAAGGCTAGTGACCCCAAGCACGATATTCCCAGATGTCCGGGTACTGATCAACGATAACGATCCGTCTTCGTATCGGTACTCCGACGCCGTCCTGCTTCTGAAGCTGGACGCCGCGCTAAAGCGCATTGCGCTCATTCGTCCTGATCTATTCACGACGATTGCTGCTGTCGCCTGCACTCCAAACACGACCGTCCAGCAGGTTCCCAATTACGCCCGGGTCATAGAGGTATATAACGTCGTCAGCGGTGGCGGCGTTGTCGAAGCCAGTCGTGAGGTGTTCGACCAGACGGTCCCCAACTGGCGTTCGGACGCCGCTGGCCCCGCAGTTAATTGGATGCGCCATGTGCGCAACCCAAGTGTCTTCTTCATCTACCCACAGGCCCCCGTAGGACAGTCTCTTCTGTGTGAGTACACCGTGGCCCCAGCCGTGACCGCGCTCACCGATGTCATTCCGACCAGCGACGTGTACCAGCCTATCGTGCAGGACATGCTCGTGGCGGTTATCGAATGGGGGGATGACGAGTTCAACCTGTCCCAGCGTGCGGAGACGTTCTACAAACGTGTGTTGGAGTCCCTAGGTATCTCCACAAAGAACAAGGAGATGCTGGACAACGAGAACGGCGGGGAGTCGCCGCGTGCCTCCGGAGCAGTCTGATGGCTAATACCGTGTACTCAACGCTGTTCCCCGACATTCAGGCGTATGTGGCGTCATGCCCACAGCCTACGTTGTTGAATGCCTTGCGCTTGTCGGCGATCGAATTCTGTCGCCGCAGCGAAGCGTACAAGTACCGCCCTCCGGTTGTGACGGTGGTAGCGAATACCCCCAACTATTTACCGGTACTGCCTACGGACACCGAGATCCATGGGTACGCCGACGTCAAATACGACGGTGGGCGCATTACGTTCATGGACTGGGACGACGTCACTACCCGTGATCCTGCGTACCCTAGCGAGACTGGTACCCCCGGGAATTTCACATATCAGTCCGTCACTGGCCCTCTGTACCTATACCCAATTCCGTCCACTGTTCCGACTACCGGGATCCTGCTGAGTCTTGTTCTTCGTCCCACCATCACTTCATCCGGGCTCGATTCAGATTTGATTTCCCGGTATAAGGAGACCATTGTTCATGGTGCCGTGAAACGCGTCTGCGTCATGGATAAGCAGGTGTGGACTGATGTTGGTAAGGCGAAACTTCATGGTGGGTTGTTCAACGCCGGCATAGCAGACGCACATAGCGAAGCGAAGTCAGACTTCGGCGCCGTGGCCAACCGTGTTCAGATCAGGAAATTCCGATAATGGCTACCCCACTGTTTTCCAACTTCGCTCGGACCACGTTGGCTGCCGGCATCACCAACGTAGCGGTCACGATGAACGTGGCCCCCGGCACCGGCGCGCTGTTCCCGTCCCCCGGGGCGGGGCAGTATTTCCCGATGGTCATCGTGAACTCGTCCGGCGCCAAGGAAGTTGTCTACTGCACCAGCCGTGCAGTTGATGCCCTGACGATCACGCGAGCACAGGAAGGCACAACGGGGCTCGCGTTCAACGCTGGTGATGTTTGCGGTCTGCGCATTACGTCGTCGTCTCTCGCTGACCTTCTTACGCTGGTGGGCTCCCCGGCTGCGGTAGAGGTGGCAGTGGCGTCGGCCGCGACTACCAACATCGGCGCTGCCAATTCCATGAGCGTGTCGATCTCTGGAACCGCCAACATCACCGCGTTTGATACCGTGGCCTCCGGTACCAAGCGTCTGTGCCGCGCCACGGGGGCGTTTACACTGGTCCATAGCGCCAACCTTGCGTGCCCGGGGGCCGCCAACATCGTCGCCGCTGTGGGGGACTTGTTCTGGGCCGAGACCAGTGGCGCGGGAGTCTGGTACATCGGTCCATACCAGCGCGCCACTGGGCAGGCGCTCGTTGTGACGGCAGCAACCCCTCAGATCATTGTTCCTGTCCGCCAGACGTGCCTGTCCATGTCTGCAGATGCCAACGGGTACCCAGCGCCCACCGTCGTCGGTGGCACTGGGGTCGGGTTTACCACCCTCACACTGTCGAGCCTCGTCGTTGCTACGGCCGCGAACGGCTTCGGGACATCCGGAGCCGTCGACGTCGTCGGGCAGAGTTCGTCGCTGAGTTGGACTGGGCTGTCCACAAACGGCATCATGTACCTATACGCTGATATCGCTGCCGGGGTGTTGTCTGCGGTAAGCAGCACACTGGCGCCGACGTACCGTTGGGGTGGCGCCGACGTAGTCACCAGCGGCCAGTTCACGTTCAATATTCAGGAGATGATAGGCAAGGTTGGTAACGGTGCTGCCGCTGTTCAGACCAACCGCGTGTGTCTTGGCGAGGTAACGGTGGCGGCGGGGGTCATATCTGCGATCACATGGTACGCGTTGCAAGGTCGGTATGATTCCGGGTACACGGCTACGCTGCCGGGTGCAGCAGCACAGGTGTCCAAGAACTCCAACCTAGGAATAATCCCGGAGGTGGCCAATCTGGTTCTCGAATGCACTACCGCAGACATCGGGTACGCAGTCGGGGACCGGATAGTCAACCCCCAATGGTGTGGTAACGCGTCGGCGAACACTGGCGGGGTGATCCCTATTGTTGCTTCCCGCAATACGATCGGGTTCGCAACCGCATCCGTTGCCAACTACTACACGTTCAACAAAGCGGGTGGTGGAGGTGGTTCCATTCTCACTGCCGCCAGTTGGAAGTACAAACTCACCTGCTCCCGGGGGTGGTGATGCGAGCAGCGGCCACCATCCTCGTAGCCATATTCGTGTTGTGGCTCCCATTCTCCATTGCAGCCTTGTGTTCAGTACCTATCGTGTTGTGGGCGGTATTTTCCGCACAGGGGTACGCCAAGGAGTGCCTGAAGGCGCAGGACAAACTGATGGCTGCCCTGTTTGGGTGGGGAGGAGACTACACGGTCTCGGCCGAATGCGGGTCTAGGCGGAAAGACTGCCTTATATGCACTGTCATATGCAGACTTTTGTCAATTATCCAACCGGGCCACTGCGAAGGCGCAGCAAAAAATGAGGGGCTATAGAAAAATGGAGCAACCATCAGGGGCGGGGTTCGAACTGTGGCATGCCGTTACGACAGTGCTCGCCGGAGGCGTGCTGTGGGCATGGCGGTACGTCACTGGCAACATCAAGGAACTGAAGGACAACTCGGTGACCAAGGCGGAGTTCAAGGAGTACGTCGATGGCGCTGACGTCCGCAGGACGGAATTGCGCAATGGTGTCATCAAGCTGTTCGACGGGCAGCGAGATTTGTCCAAGGACATCAACGACGGGCAGAAGGCTATGACGGAAACCATCAACCTACACTACACGGAACTCCTGAAGGCTATTCACGAGGCCAAGAAATGACCCAGCGGCTCTGGTGTGTGATGGATCTGGTGACAGACCGCACTACCGGGCGGCTGCGGGAAAGTGCTGTTTGGAGCAACATCGGCAAAGCCGCCATTGTCTGGGCGTACTGCGCGAATGTGAACGCGACGACGTTCGAGACGATGACGTTTGTTGTAGGTGGTCTCCTTCTCGGTCATGAGATAGGGGCACGAATCCTGAATCAGCGCAACAACAAGATGGAGAAAGAGAATGACCCCGGACGAACTGGCTGAAGCAACAGGGTGCTCGCGCGCGGTAGCGGACGCATGGGCGGCTCCTCTGTCGGACGCCATGCACGAGTTCGAGATCAACACACCGGAGCGGCAAGCGGCGTTCGTGGCGCAACTGGCGCATGAGTCCGGGTTGTTCCATTGGGTTCGTGAGATCTGGGGTCCGACCCCTGTGCAGCTTCGCTACGAAGGGCGCGCGGATCTCGGCAACACCCAGCCGGGGGATGGTTTCAGGTACCGTGGACGTGGACTCATCCAAGTCACTGGGCGTGCCAACTACATGCGCGCGGCGGCGGCCCTCGGTATTGACTGCGTAAATCACCCCGAGTTGCTGGAGCAGCCAGTCAATGCCTGTCGGTCCGCTGGTGATTTCTGGCGCAGCCGGGGGCTCAACGAACTGGCCGACGTCGGCATGTTTGAGAAGATCACCCACAGGATCAACGGCGGGATGAACGGCTACCCGCAACGTGTCGTAATTTGGGACCGCGCCAAGCGCGCACTGGGGGTCGAGTGAACCCGTGGCTCATACTTGGTGTGGGCTTCGTGTGGCTCGCTTCCCTCGTAGGGGTCGGCAGATGGCAGAATACGGTCGGGCACACGGCGGAGAAGGCCTACTGGCTCTCCAAGGAGACCAAGGAACTGAAGCAGGCCAACGCCAAGATCATCGAACTTACGAACGAGGCTCGAGCCCGGGAGCAGGCGTACGCTGGGGTTCTGGCGGCGGTGACTACCGACTACGAAAGGAAACTGACCGATGGCAAGAAGCAACGTGACGCTGATGTGGCTGCTGCTCACAATGGTACTTTCAAGCTGCGCTTCGACCGAGCCAGCCCCACATGTCCCAGTCCAAGTGGCCCCGCCCAAACTCCCTCCGCCCCCGGCGGACGTGATGGTACCGAGACCGTCGAACTTCCGGGACCGATTGCTGCAGATCTTCTCGCCCTCGTCAACGACGCCGACCAAGTCGCCGATCAACTCGCCGCCTGCCAAGCAATAGTCAACATCGATAGAGGACTGTAGTGTCAAACGCTATCGCGATCACCCGTTTCGGGGGCGAGGCCCCCAAGATCAGCCCGATGTTGCTGCCGGATGGGTACGCCCAGTACGCGCTCAACGCCAAGCTGACTTCGGGGGATCTCGTGCCGTACCGACAGGGGAAGCGGATCATCGACGTGCCTTCGTCGGTGAGCAACCCGAAGACAATCTTCCCGATGCTGCTCGGCAGCACGTATTACTGGAACATGTGGACTGCCGACGTGGATGTGGCGCGCTCCGTAATCGCAAACACCACCACACAACGGATCTATTACTCGGGAGACGGGGTTCCGAAGGCGACAGATGTCAACCGTGCTGCTTTCCCGACGGCGTCCATCGGCGGGGACAAGGTGGCGAACTACACGCAGGTGGCCACGGACAACGAGAGCACGGTCAAGTTCACCGCTGCGCCATTCACGTTCAACCTGCTCGCAGTGGCCACGGCCAAGAACCAGTTCGTCACAGTGGTGTGGAATGCTGCGGCGGCCGGTAACATAACCGTGGATCCTAACGGTGCCGAATTGATCAACGGCGCGGCCACGCTGACTGTGACCCCCGGGGAGATCTGGCTCCTGAAGTGCGACGGCGCCGCGTGGTCTGGCGTCAAGAAGACCAGCTACCCCTACGACTACTTCGAACTCGGTGTGGCCGCCCCGGTGGCAGCGCCAGTGATGGCGTACAACTCGCTGGCCAAGGCAGCCGGGTACACCACCGTCGCGGGGGACAGCGGCAAGACTATCGACTGTACGGCCACTCCGTGGACACTTACGCTGGGTGCTGCGGCCACGATGACGTCTTCGTTTATCATCGTCGTGCGCAACCTAGGCACCGGTACCCTGACGGTGGACTGCACTGGCGGCGAACTGATCAACGGCGTGGCCTCTGCCACGCTGCTGTCTGGCGAGATCACGGTCATTACCTGCAACGGCACGGCTTTCGCCGGGTCTGCACTCACGTCCGGCTTCAAGTCCTACGTCTACACCTATGTGACCGCTTGGGGCGAGGAGTCAGCACCTTCCCCGGCGAGCAACATCCTGCTCCACACTTCCGGGCAGCAGATCAACGTCACCAGTCTACCTACGGCCCCCCCGGCCGGTGCGAATCTCAACGTCACCAAGTACCGCCTATACCGGACCAACACAGGTGCCACAGGTACGGTGTACCAGCTAGTCACTGAACAGACCATCGGGGCTGGTACCGGCACGTATCTTGATTCGGTGACCAACTCTAACCTGTCCACGATCTTGCCATCGGCGCTGTGGCTCACTCCGCCTACGGACCTGCAGGGGTTCGTCACCATGGCGAACGGGATGCTGGCAGCGTTCCACAACAACGAGGTGTGCTTCTGCGAGCCGTACAAACCGCACGCGTGGCCATTGGCATACCGGTACTCTGTGGACTCCCCAATCGTCGGTATCGCGTCCATCGCCAACAGTCTGGTTATCACTACGACCGGGCGCCCCGCCATCGCCACAGGGAACCACCCAGCGTCAGTTACGGTATACCCCCTCGACCTACCCTATCCGTGCACGTCCAAGCGCGGGATTGTCACCGTAGGGTCTGGGGTGATGTACCCATCGTTCGAGGGGCTTGTGTTCGTCACGGGCACAACTCCACAACTGGCCACCGCCCAGATCTTCACCCGTACGGAGTGGGCCAACTATTACCCAGCCACCATGGTGGCCCGTTTCTTTGATGGCAAGTATTTTGCCAACTACACCAAATCCGATGGCAACCTAGGCAGCTTCATTTTTCAAGCGGCGACAGACCGGGTGCCTTTGTTTGTCGAGACGAACATCGTAAGCAGCACTGCCTATTCCGACCTTACTACAGGCTTCTACTACTACGTCTACAACAATGTGCTGTATCAGTGGGACGAGGCGTCTATGCCATACTCCTCTGTGGATTGGTGGAGCAAGGAGTACGAGTTCAACAAGCCTGTCAACTTCGGGGCTGCAAAGCTGGAGGTCACGTTCGGCGGCGGCGGGTCGTCGGCAGCGCAGACAGTGGCCGCTAACACTGCCTTGATTGCTTCCGGGCTAGACGCTGTCGGGGGGTTTTTAGGCGACACTGAGTTGGGCAATCTGGAAGTAGCCATGGACAATCTTTCTGTCGTGTCCAGCAGTGTCGAGGCTGTCGTATTCCAGATGTACGTCGATGGGACTTTGAAATTCACCAAGACGGTGTACGACAACAAGGTGTTCAGGCTGCCTGTCGGGTTCAAAGCGGATAGACAGTCGTTCAGGATCTCAGGCCCTGTGAAGATACACGCCCTGCTGATCGCTGAGACACCCTACGCATTGGAGCGCATCAGTGGCGCGTAGAGACTTCGTTTCCCTTCCGCAGGTTCCGGGCAGCACGGACCCGGACCTCGCCAAGTGGCTCGTCTCGATGAAGGAGAACGTCGAGTTGCTGGCCAAGCAGCGGGGAGACCCCAACAACGCTGCAATCCTGAAAGGCGACATCTCCACCGATTTGCCGGCCGACATCGTGTCGCCGGCCTCGGGCGCCACGGTCGCGCAACTGGCCGCTGATCTGCGCCGAATGCAGACGACGCTCTACAACCTGATGCTGAACATGAAGACATGAAACACGTCGCACCGAAAGAACTGGACCTCCACTGGAATCGCGTCATGCTGCCGATCGCGTCGGCGCTGACCGCGACCCGGGACGTCCACATCGAGCACATCCGCATCTTCCTGCTGCAGGGCGCCATGGACCTGTTCGTCTCCGAGACCGACCCGGAGACTGTGCTGGTCACCGAGTTCGTTCAGTTACCCAGCCACAGAGTACTCCGTATCGTGGCGCTGGCGGGGGAGAATACGGTACAATTCACTAGCGAGTGGGCACAGTTACGCGAATGGGCCAAGAAGGCCGGCTGTGACCAGATCGAAGCGTGGACTTCCACGGCAGCAAGGCAGAGGTTGTTCGCACACTTCGGCTTTAGCCCGGTTTACACAGCGATACGGGCGGACCTATGAAGCGACTCTGGCACATCGAGCCTGACCTCCCCATCGGCGCATTCCGCCCGGTGGGTAAGAAGATGACCCTCCATGGCGGGGGCGGCGGGGGCTTCTTAAAGGCCATCCTGCCCATCGTCGCAACCTACTTCCTAGGACCAGCCGGCATGGAGCTTTCAACCCCGGCGGCAGCGGCCATCGGCGGCGGCCTTGGTGGAGCCTTAGGGGGCGGTGGGCTCGAAGGGGCCGCCAAGGGTGGACTCCTTGGTTTCGGCGGTGCGTCTCTTCTGGGGGGTCTCGGCGGCAGCAGTTCTCTTGGCGGGGCTGACCCCGGGTTCGGTGGAATCACCTCCGGCACTGCGGCGCCGGGGTCTTTCGAGGCTGGACTCGGCGGGGTAACCGGGGGAGATCCCGGCAGTATTCTAGGGTCGGGGACCCAAGCGGGGTCTTTCAACGCGGGGCTTAATAGTGGGGCCAGCGGGTCTTTCGGCGCCAGTTTGGGGGGTACCCTAGGCGGGCAGTCGCCCAGTTATGGTGGACAAGAACCGCGCGGTGCGGCACCTACTTCCGCTCCTTCGGCCCCCGGGGCTACTGGGTCCGCCGGGTCTAACAGCGCCCCCGGGGCACTGGGTGGTGTCGGCGATGTTATCTCTGGCGGGTTCAACGCGGCCAAGAATGCGTACAACTCGGCCAGCCCGTTCACCAAGGATCTCGTTGGCGGGGCCGTGAAGCTGGGCGTGGGCGCGCTACTCAGCGGCAGCGGCAGCAGCAAGGCGTTTGACCCTGCGGAGATGGGGACGCCTGCGGCCGCGCCGATCGCGGCGTCGCCAAACTCCCTTGGTTTCGGTGGGCTAACTGTGGCCGACAGCAGCAAACAACAGACCGACACAACGACGCCGGATCCGAACAGCCCGAGCGTCAAATCCTATACGCCATACGCCCCTCGCGCGCGGCGTGACACGGCGGGTAGTGGCAGTTACTCGGGCGCGCTCGCGGGAGGCTACTCGTGAACTTCGATTCCATCCTGAATCCCGGGGACGACTTCTGGGGCATGGTCACGAAGAACGCGATCCCGGCGCTCTTCACCACAATCGCTGCCGGTCCTGACCGTACCATGGACAACCTCGCGGCGATGCGGCCGTTCTACGCCCAGATGGCGGCGCAGGCCCAGCAGCAGCGTGACATGGCCATGGCCGCCATTCAGCGCGCGCAGGCCGGCGCTGACCAGATGCAGACCCCGGGGGATGCTGCCGGTAAAGCCGGTACCGACTTCGAGATCCAGCAGAACAATCGACGCGCGGAAACCGAGCGCAATTTACAAGCCAACGGTGTGCGCCCTGACAGCGGTGCCTACACCGGCGCTCTGGCGGGGCTCAATGGGGCCGGGGCAAGTGCTGGTAAGGTCGACGCCATGAACCGTGCTGCCACCGGCGCAGCGACGGCCAAGCAGGGCGCCCTTGCGGCGATCCCCGGTCTCTACTCGCACATACCCGGCACGTCGGAGATGATGGGTGCCGTCAGCGGCATGGGGAATATCGCTGGGCTCGAGAGTGCTGCGTTTGACCGCCGGGTCAAGAACATCTCTACGGCGTTCCGGCCCCAACCTGACGCGTGGAAGGTCAACATCCCGCGCTCCAACATCGAGTACCAGTACTACGGCGGTGGTCGTGCAGCCCCGGGTATGGATGACAACCAGATCAACGCCACGAATTGGGAGGGATCATGAGCATCGGCGGAGCACTGGCTACCTACGGCGCCTCCCTTGGACACATGAATGACATGGAAGACGCCGACACCCGGCGCGCCATGGTCGCCATGGAGAAGGAGAGGCTGGCCAACCAAGTTCGCATCATGCAGTTGCGCGAGGATGCCATCCGCGCAGCGTCGCGACGTCACCATGCCGTCAAGGCACCGGCGCCTGCGGCTGCTGCTATGCCTAAGGCGGTAGCGGGGGCGGGTGGGGTCACTGCGTCCCCCGCTGTGCCGTTGCCGCCTGAAATGGGCGGCGAGCAATCGTTCGCCAACGGCGGCCCTGTCGGTGGGCGTGAAGGCAAGTTCGACGGCATCTTCGATGCGTCCAAGTGGGACCACACGTTCTCCGGCCTGCCTACTCTGCACAAGAACATGCTGCACGCCGAGTTGGGCCATCACCCCGATGACCCGCACTTCCTCGCCAGTGTGGTGAACTCCGCGCGCGAACAGCACTTCGCCAACGGTGGCATGGCCGGCGCGCCTCCCTTCCCCGGGTTCAACAACGGCGGGTCTGTCGGTGTGGCAGGTGAATCTCTGGCCATGAAAGATGGCGGCTTTGTGCCGCGCGCCGGCATGGATGCGCAGGCACAGGTGGACAAGATGGTCGGTGGCCAGCCGGCGCAGCCGCAAGCGTCCCAGACCAAGGATGGTGGGGTGAACTTCTTCAACGGGAACTCCGCCCCGGCGCGTCCGCAGATCTCGGATGAAGAGCGCCGTCGGCGGCTCATGGAAGCCGAGAAGAACCGTCCCCCGGCGCGTCGTGCGGATGGCGGTATGATGGGCGGGGCGCTGGACGCCGACGGGGGGCTCACTCACGGCCCGGGCACCACGACCAGCGACTCGATCCCCGCGCGCTTGAGCAAGGGCGAGTTCGTCATCCCGGCAGATGTTGTCGCAGCACTGGGCACGCAGCACTTCCAGAAGCTGATCGACAAGTACCACACGGAGGTTTGAGATGGCCGGCGCACTAGAAGGTGTTTTCGACCGCGTGTCGGCGGACACCAAATACCGTATGGATGACGCTGCGGCGCGGTCCCGACGTCCTCTTGACACGCCCAAGATCCCCATGTCTGACGACGAGTGGGCGCGGTATCAGTCGATGGGGGGCACTCCAAGGAGCGCGCTCGATATGCCATCTGATCTGACGTCGTCTGTCGACTCTAGTGGTCGTGCAGCAGACTATCGGGCTGGAGTCGCCGCTGGTACGTCGCAGAGGTTCCCCCCGGCTGGCTCTCCGACTCCGGAAGAAGCTGCAGCGGCAGAAAAACCATACATCGGGTACAAGACAGGCGGTGCCAAAGCCAGTGCTGCTCCTGTAGCTGCAGAAGCACGACGTCCCGCGAATGGTCCGGGGCGTGTCGCCCCGGGGTCTGGCCCACCGTTGCCTAAAGCCGGCGCACCGGCACTCCCCAACCCCGAGCCTGCTTCCAAACCAGATCTCAAGCCTGTGGAGAACCCCACAGGTGGCTTCACGCCTATCAAGTCGACCAACCCGGAGACGCCATACGACGCCGACATCCGGTTTGCCCACGACGTAGCGCGGATGCTCGCCATGGGTGGCGATGCAGAGGGTCATCAGCAGTACCTGCAGCAGTGGGACCAGTTGTCCGCCAAGCGGGTGCAGCACATCGCCGACGACGCGATTCGCGCACTGGCCACCGGTAACGTCGACAAGGCCATCGCTATCCACAACCACGTCGTTCCAAACGGGCGCCAGATCGTCGGGTACAAGCCTGTCGAGGGCGGGTTTGAGTTCCAGTACGACGACGGCAAGACCGAGAAGGGCAGCAACGCCCAGATTGCGAACATGCTTACCCAGTACAAAGACCCGTCATATCTGATTCAGGTGGGTCTGAAGACGGCCATCGCGCGCAATGACATGGCCAAGGAAACTTACAAGCAGGGGCTCATCGGGCAGCGGGAGTTGACCGTCCAGCAGTTCAAGGACCAGAACGCGGTGGCGATGAAGCAGCTTGAGAAGCAACTCGACATGAACACCGTTGCCGGCATTTCCCGTGGCACTGCCCCGGGCGACACCGCTGTCTACGTTCGGATGAAGGCAGGCCCGATCTACAAGATGACCGAAGAGCCCGGGATCCCAGTCAACGGAAAGCCGGGGCCGCCCCAGATGAAATTGACACCGGTCAACGCTCCACAGGCACCGCAAGGCGCCGCGCCATCGGGTATAGCCGGGGCCGGTGGGGTCGGCAATATCCGCTGGGGTGTCAACGAATTTTTGGGGCAGTAAATGCCGTTCGATCAGCTACAAGCGGCGCAGGATATGGGTGGCGCCCTTGGCGCTGCCCCCGTGTCGCAGACTCCTCCGGAACAGGTGTCGGGGCGCGCGTCGCCGTTCGATAGCCTGTTCTCGTCTGCCGAGCAGAAATACGGGTTGCCGCCCGGGCTCCTCAAGGCCATGGCGCAGACCGAGAGCAGCTTCAACCCCGGCGCAGTGTCGCCCAAAGGCGCGCGGGGGGTCATGCAATTCATGCCGGCCACTGCGGCGCGCTTCGGTGTCAAAGATCCGCACGACCCAGCGCAGTCCATCGACGGTGCCGCGCGATACATTCTCGAACTGGGGAAGCGGTTCAACGGTGACCTGACCAAGGTCGTCGCCGCGTACAACGCCGGTGAGGGGGCCGTGGAGAAGCACGGCGGCGTCCCGCCGTTCAAGGAGACCCAAGGGTACGTCCAGCGGGTCAAGAGCCTGTTCGGCGCCTACGGCGGGGGCGCTGCGCCGGCCGCGTCAGGCGCGCCGTCTGTTGGGTACAACCCTGCAACAGGGAAAGTGTTCGTCAACGGCCTGACGTTCGACGTCGAGGATGGCAAGGGCTGGGTGGAGTCGACCAAGCATGTCGGCAAAGCCGGCGGCGGTCTCCCGGATGGCTTCAACCCGATCGACAAGGACACCTACGCCGCCAAGATCCAAGAGGCGTCGACGCCCAACGCCACCATCGGGGGCATGGCCAAGAGCCTTGGCAAGGCCGCTCTGGAGACCCTCGGCGCTGTGCCGCAGGTAGCCGTGCAGATCGCTGCTGCGCCGCACAACCTACGTGTAGATTCTACAAAGGGTGAGGTGCCCTTCGAGGTGCCCAACCCCGGCACATGGGCCGCCGGCAAGCTGGGGCTCGACAAGCAGACCCTCGGCAATCAGGCGTCGCTCGCCTCGATGACCGACTTCCAGAAGGCCAGCATCACCGACTGGGATGAGATCAAGAAGGGCTGGAGCAGCGCCTCGATGGGTGGCTTCGGCCACATGATGGCGCAGGGCTTCGGCGCTCTGCTGCCGACGCTCGCCGCTGGTGTGGTGAGCAAGCCCCTCGGCTACATCGTCGGCGCGTTCGGCGCCGCCGGTCAGAACGGCGATCAGGTCAAGGCTGAACTGCTGGCCAAGCCGGAAGCCGCGTGGCAGGGTCTCCCAGAGTACCGTGAACTGCTCGCGCGCGGCGCGACCCCGGAGTTGGCCAAGGAACAGATCGCAACTCGAGCCCAGTACGTCGCCGGGGCCCTGTCAGGGCCCGTTGGCGCGCTCGATATGCTCATCCCGGGCGCCAGCCGTGTCGGCAGCAAGGCGGTCACCAGCGTGGCCAAGGGCATGGCGCTGGGCGCCGGCAAAGGTGCGCTCGCGTAAGGCACGCAGGAAGGTGCGGAAGGCGTAGCGACCAACTGGGGATCGAACCTCGGGTCTGGGTTCGATGATCGCCTCATGCAGGGCTCCCTCGGGAACGTGGTTGGTGGCGCGCTCGCCGGTGGACCTATCGGCGCCGGTGTCGGCGGCATGCAGGCCATGGACGCCAAGGCGGCGAAAGACAAGGAAGCCAAGGTCGCGCGCGATCTGGAAGCCATGAAGGCCCAGAACTTGCTCGCCAAGAAGGAGGAGGTTGCGGCCGCCGTGGCGAAGCCTACCCCGGGGATGAACGAAGCCACACGGCAGGGCGCGCTCGATCTGGGCCCGACCCCGGGTGATCTGCAGGGCCCCAATCCGGTAGCCACCACTCCTGAGACGCTCAAGGGCGACCCGGTCCTGCTCGATCTGGAGGGCAAGTACAAGGCAGCACAGGCGGCGTATGAAAAGGCCACCACTCCGGAGGCGAAGCAGCAGGCGCTGCATGATCTGGCGACAGTGAAGAACGCAGCCATCGCCCGGGCTCAGGAGATCGCCACCCAGAACGCCAACCCGGCGCAAGCCGACATGTTTCCCGACGCGCCCGTTCCCGGGCCTGTTGAGGTACCGGAAGCCCCCGCGCAGGTTCCTGCGGCGCCACCGCAGGCAGGCTCATCACCTGCTCCTTCGCCTGCTGCGGGGGCCCCGGCCAAGGGTGCCAAGCCGGCGGCTGCGCCGGCCGAGACCGTCGAGCAGGCTGTCGCCCGTCTGCGCAAGAAGATGATCGACGAGGCCTTGTTCCCCGGCGACGAGGGTGTGCTCGATTCCGTGGCGCCCGAGATCCGGCGCGACGTGGCGCGCGCTCTGGCAGATGACACCGGAGTGCTGGAAGCCCAGAAGATGCTGTCGATGGATGAAGTGTCGGCGCGCACCAAGAAGGCCAAGAAGGGCGCGGTAACGCTGGACGCCGAAGACATCACGGCGCTGGCCAAGATCGTCCGGCAGCAGAACAACGGCGCTCGTGGGCCGCTGAAGGCACTCCACAAGATGGTCGCAGCGTGGGATAAGGCCCTAGGACTGGCGGCCGGCGCTAAGAGCGTCGCCAAGATCGGCGAGCACACTGGTGACCGTCAGGCCCTAGCCATGATGCTGCACGCCGAGATGAAGGCACTGGCTGACGAGATCGGCCAGAAGAACATGGACGCGGTGATCGCCGAGATCAAAAAGCAGGACGCGGCGGGGCCCAACAAGAACACCAAGGCCGACGGTACCCAGAAGCAGGCCAACATCCGCTTCGCCATGGCGTGGGAGTCCTACAAGACCAACGGTCTGCTGTCCGACGCGATCACTGACAACGCTATACGTTTCACCAAGGAGCAGGAGAAGGCCAACGAGGGCACCGACGAAGCGTCCAAGCTGGAGGCTATCCTCGACAAGAAGGCGGAAGACGCCGAGAAGGGTCGTGTCATCGCCGGCAAGCGACAGAAAAGCTGGAAGTCGAAGCATACCGGCGAGGCAGTGCCTAGCAAGAACTACTTCAGGATCATTGGTCTCCTAGACCACCTGATGCTGCACAACAAGAACCTGATGACCCGCGTCATGGCCACGGCTGTGCGCGGCGCGTTCGAGCGTATTCGCCCTGACTTCGCCATCGTGGTGGAGAAGGCGCAGAACCCCGAGAAGCCAAACACCTCCGGCAATTGGAACTTCAAGACTCGCACGCTGACGATCTACCCCAACGGACGCAACGAGCGCACGATCTTGCATGAGTTGATCCACGCACTCACCGTGGACTACATCCTCAAGCACCACGGGGGCGACGATCCGCACGTCAACCGTCTGCAGAAGACGTTCGCGGCGCTGCTGAAGGCTGCGTCGGCAAAGAACATCGACGCGTTCGTCAAGTCGGCAAAGCTGGACCCGTCGCGCGAGGCGCGCCTGAAGCACATCATCAAGATCCTAGCTGGGCTGCAGAAGAACAAGACCCCGAAGGGCGAACACCTTCAGGACATCGCGCTGGCCGAATTCGTCACCTACGGATTCACGGACTCCGTGTTGCAGGACTTCATGAAGTCGGTGAAGATCGACAGTATCACCGACAAGATGGATCAGGTAGCCCCCATGGTGGGGCCACCCAGCGCGCGCCGTGTAGGCAAGCAGCTTTCGCTGTGGTCCCGCTTCGTCGAGCAGATGTCGCAGTTGTTGTTCGGCAAGTCGTGGGCTATCGTCCACGGCAGCCTGATGGCGCAGTTCCTGTCCGACGGTGCGCAGTTGATGCACGCGGCTACTAGCGAACAGACGGTGGAACGTGTGGCGGAGCCTGTGGCGAAGAAGCAGACCGCCGAAGATTACTGGAACTCCACGTTCCCGGATGGCCCTGCCTTTAAGGATCTAACTGTAGCCGACAGGAAGCTGGCCACCCGGGAGTACAACACGGCAGTGAAGAGTGGCAATTCTCCTGACGGTGTGCTCGACGTCATTCGCGAAGAGCACCTGAAATCGCAAGCCGCAAAGGCTCCGGGCGCGAAAGCGGAGAAGGCCAAAAACGTCGCCAAGGATAAGAAGGCCAAGGCTGCCAAGCCGGCGCCGGCTGCGCCTGTCGAGGTAGGCCCTGCCGCGACCGAGTGGGACGAAGAGTACCGGGCCGGCGACGAGAAGTACCCCAAGTTCGCGGACCTTCTCCCAGAGACCCAGACCAAGTGGAAGGAAGCCCTCGACGCCGGTGCTGCCAACTCCAGCGAGTTCGAACGTCTGGTGCGGCTGGACAAGAAAAACCGCATCGCGGCGAAGACTCGCACCAAGGAAGACGTCGAGTCGGTCGAGACCCGCACTGTGGACGATTGGTTCGCTCCCGCAGAGGTTGACGCCATGCGGTCCCCCGCGTGGAAAAGCCGTGAGCGGTTAACGTCGATTCCTATCGACGCGTTCCTTAAACTAGCGTCGCCTATAGAGGGGGATGATTCTGACAAGATTGCCCGGGTCAAGAAGGTGATCGACTCCGGGGGGCAGTTCAGCAGTCTTCCATTTCTAATCACCGGCACCGACAATAACGGCGACCAAGAGGTTCTGGGGGATGGGGAAGGACATGAAGGTCGGCACCGCGCCATGGCACTTCGCGATCTCGGGTACACCCACATCCCTGTGGTGTTGAAGTCCGATATCCGTTGGTCTGAACAAAACGATCCGAAGAAATTAGACTACCACGAACAATGGCCTGCCAATCTGGTGGGGTACAACGGGTACTCCATTCCGTTCCCTGTGGCGCGGGAACAGGCTGAAGCCTCCTACGGAGAGAAGGAGTCTCTCGATGAGGAGGTCTCCCCGGAGATCGTCGCCAAGTACCCCGAGTATGCCGCTGCGAAGCAGGCCCGGGACGCCAAGACCAAGGAAGAGGCCGACCGTCGCGCCGAAGCGGCAGCACAGGCTGCCACGTCCGCGCGCGAACGCACGGAAGCCAAGAGGCTGGATCACCTCGCCAAGGAGTCGGTATTCGCCGGCACCAAGCCACGGTTCAAGGGCCCCCTCGGGTGGCTCGACATGGCGTACGAGGCCCTGTTCAAGGCTACAGGCCTGCCGACGCTCACCAAGGCAACGTGGGCTACTCTGGAGAAAGGCAACGCGTGGGTGGCCGACTCGGTCCCCATGTATCGCTCGTTCCTGCACAACGTGGTGTCTGGCTACGGGCTGACCCAGCCGTACCTCGCCGCGCGCCACACGCTGCAGCAGGGACAGGTGCACAAGATCAAGGCTGCTACCACGTTCTTCAGTGTTTTTCAGGACATGACGCCGGATCAGCAGTTGGCGGTGACCGATGCGCTCCTGAACCCGGACAAGGAAGCGGCCCTGCGCGCCAACCTGACCGACGCCCAGAAGACCGCCATCGACTACGCCAAGAAGATCCTGAAGGATCTGATCGACGACGGTATCAAGGCCGGGACGCTTCCCACCGATCTGGCAGACATGGAAGCCGGCGCGGTGCTCAAGGCTGTGTTCATAAAGGACGTTGGTGAAGAGGGCAAGACCGGTCTGAAGCGCAGCAGCGGCATCATGGGCACCCGCCTGAAGGACATCGGCAAGGTGGTGTCCACGTCCTTCGCCAACGTGGTCAACTCGCCCACCGGCCGCTACCACGAAGCTGTGGAGTACCGCAAGGATGGCACCACCTCGGTTCACTTCATCCCCGTCGAGGGTGGCAGCGCCAAGCTGGCTGAATTGAGGGCCGCCGGCAAGGACATCGAGGTCGACACCGACAACGTGTGGCGCATGTCCAAGGAGAAGACCAACAACGAGACGGCGACGTTCTTCCGTCCGTTCACCTCCGACGAGATGGTGTCCGGGGAGATGGTGTCCGACCCACGGTACCTGCTGCACTCTACCGTGCACCACATGATGCAGGACATCATGCACGCGGAGATGTTCAACTTCCTCGCGGACTACGGCAACGTGGACCGGGAAGGTGACGGTCCTGAAGGCGCTCTGGTGTTTCCGTCCAAAGAGGCGGCGATCGAACACCAGAAGAAGTACGCCGACAAGGGCGTGCGCCCCCAGAACTGGGTGCAGGTGCCCAACACCAAGAACGCGGCTGGCAAGCTGAAGTACGGCGCTCTGGCGGACCAGTGGGTGTCCCAGTCTATCTGGAACGACATCAACTCGCAGGTGAGCAACGCTCCTGTGTTCCCCGGGTTCGACAAGTGGCTGACCCGGTGGAAGCTGGCCAAGACCGCCTTCAGCCCGGTCACGCACTTCAACAACGTGATGTCCAACTTCGCGCTCGCCTTCTACCGCGACGTGCCGGCCGGCAACATCATAGAGGCTGCCAAGATCTACTGGAACGCCGAGCATGGGACATCCGAAGAAAAGGCCGCTGCGCAGAAAATCATCGAGGAGTTCGACGACTCCGGAGCGAACATCGGCTCCTACGGGCAGTCCGAAATACGGCGCGGACAGATGCTGTCCGTCTTGGAGGAACTGGCCAAGACCGGCGCCACTGAGACCAAGGGGCTGGGTGAGCATGCGGCCCTGATGAAGGTCATGGAGATGATCGAGTACGCCAAGGCTACCAAGGTGGGCAAGGCAGGGGCGTACGCGGCGAAGGGAGTGTCTGGGGCTGCCTCCATAGGCAAACAGTTGTATGAGATGGAGGACAACATCTTCCGCCTCGCTTCCTACATGACGCACATCCAGAATGGCGAGTCTGTCGGGCAGGCAGGCCTGCGCGCGTCGCAGGACTTCGTGGACTACAACATCACAGCCCCGTGGATCAACAAGCTGCGCGGGTCGTTCTTCCCGTTCATCGCGTGGCCGTACCGCATGATACCGGCCATGATCGGCATCGCTGTTGAGAAGCCGTGGAAGTTCGCCAGCATGGTCACGGCCCTGTACGGCCTGAACGCCCTCGGGTTCGCCATCGCGGGGGGCGACGAAGAGGAAGAGCGCAAGTACATGCCGGAGTACCAGAAGGGGCGCCTTGGTGGTGTGCTGCCGGTCCCCAAGATGCTGCGGCTGCCGTTCACCAACACTTACTTCGACATCAGCGCCGCCATGCCGCTGGGCGATCTGGCCAGCATGGACCCTGCAGGCTTCTTCGGGGCACCATGGTTACGCCAATTCATGCCGGGTGGACCGCTCGTCATCCTCGCGGAGAGCCTGTTCGGCTACGACTCGTTCCGTGGCGAGAAGATGACCAAGGAGACCAACACCCCGTCGGAAAACTTCGGTGTGGTGATGAAGCATCTCGCCCAGCAGTCGTTACCCAACATCCCCTACCCGGGGTCGCGCCATTTCGGCACGCTGCTCGACGTCCTGCGCGACAAACACGGCATCACCGGCGCGGAAACCAACGGCACGCTGAAGGTTCTGTCGATATTTGGGCCCAAGATCTACGCCAACGACCTGAAGGAAGAGAAAGCGGTCCAAGGCATCGTGATCAGCAAGCTGTGGCGCGAGTACAGCACCGAGATGCGCGCGATTGCCAACCGCGAGTACCGTTTCGGCGACCCGGACAAGGCCAAGGTACAGGCCGACATCAAGGCCCTGAACGACCGCTTCCTCGCCAAGATGAAGGATATCCAGTCGCCATGAAGCCCAAGATCCTGACCCGGTTGACCCACCAGTTGGCCGCGCGCGGCATCGGCAACGCAGAAGCGGCTGCCCGGGAGCAGCTTACCAAGCACGGCATCCTGCGCCCCGGCACCGACCAGTTGACCTTCTACGGCAGCAGTCGGGAGAAGCTGGGGCCTGCAGGCAGGGCCAAGGACCGCGCTGCAAAGTACTCTGGCAGTCACTCCCCTTCGGATTACAATTACGATCCCAAGACCAACCGGGCAACTCTGAAGGAGAAATGATGGCTCGCAACTACGACAAGGAGTACGCCAACTACCAAGGCACTCCAGAACAGATTCGCAACCGGTCCCTGCGCAATCAGGCGCGCCGCAAGCTGA